GGTTTATAATGATCTGGATCTATATACCTTTTTAAAGCCCAGAATATATAATCTTGTTGTTCTTGATTAATTGGCCCGACCCATCTAAATAGTAATGCTAATCTTTCTTGTTCTTCCGAACTGAATTTAGTTTCTTTCTTACTCATATTAGTTATTTTTATTTATTCTTCTAATAAACATTCCTGTTATATTGTTCCATCCTATTGTAATCATTGACATTATTAGGTATGCTGCTGATGCTATGAATATATCACCGGTGTATATCCAGGTCATCCAAAATGAGATGCATTTGGAGCAAGATGTAAGGACTACTAATAACCATTTAAACATATTATCTGGTAGTGCTTCAAGTATCCACTGAAGTGGTGCGAATGTTGCTATTACATTAGCAAGTAATAAACATTTTATTATTGTTATTATTGTAATCATAGTTTATATATTAAATTATTTTTTTCCTCTCTTATCAAAGTCGTTGTTTAGTTTTAAATCTCGATCTATTTTACCCATATTATATCTTGTATAGGTTTTGGTGTTTGGATAATATATTCTTATCATTAGAAATCCTAATTCGGAGATCCATACACTTTCTATTACACCATCGTTCATTTCTCTAACTTTGTTTTTAACCAAAGACGTGTCTTGATTACGGACTTTGATACAGTTTTCATATTTATACCTGTTATATCTTGAATTTCTTTTAGTTTAAGTTTCTTGAAGTGGTATAGTTCAAATAATGTTTTATGGTATTGATTAACGAGGAACTCGTCATACTGTTCTAATAGGAGTAGTTTTATTTTGGCTATTGTTTCTTCTGGGTTTATATCATCGACTTCATAATCGTTGGTGCATATAACTTTTTGTCCGTTTATTGTTGCGTATATTTCCTCGGGGTTTTCCGATAGTTGTATTTGTCCGTTTATTAGTTTTTCTTTTGTTTTTCTGGGTGATCCGTTGTTTCTGTATATTTTCCAGAATGAACTGGAGTTAGATCTCCATTGATTCGTTATTACTTTAACGGCGAAGTATATAAGTTCATTCTTTTTATGTAGTTCGTTTAATTTATCTTCTGATGTATTTATTATTTGTTCTATAAAGTGTGCTTTAAAGTCTTCTTGGCAGGACTTACTTACTATATTCTTTATTGCTTCGTTGATGGCTTCGTCGTTCCATATCATTTCAATCATTTCGTTTCGTTTCATATCATTATTAATTTTTCTATCTCAATTATATTTTGTAGTGCTTCATACAATTCCTTATCCAAGGAGATCTCTTTATATCTTTGTAATCTTTCATTTAGGTATGGTGATATTAGTATTAGATAATATGTCTCTGAGGACCATTCTATTAAACTCATTATAGTTTCGTTAATATGTAGGGCTATATTCATTAGTTTAGTATCCGGAAGGAATTGTGGGGTTGCTAATTTTTCTATGAGTGTGAATATAAATTGGATATGACCGTGTATGATCTGGTGTTGGGAATTGTTTTCGATGAAAGCGGGTTTTACTTCTTTGTCCCGTTTAATTATTTTTAATAATTGTTTCATTTGCTATATATAAAAACAAAAGCCGCTCCCAATATAGAAACGGCTTTTGTTAAATTAAAATGAAACGAGTGGTTACGAACCACATTGTTTATATTACTTCTCTGTTAGTTTGTTTTTAATTTCCATAAAAATAAATATCAAAGTTGGTGCTATTGCTGGGTCGAGTAACCAATATAAATATATCATATTCCTAATTCTTTTAGTTTATTATCTCTTACTTCAATATCTTTTTCTATACACCATTTTTTTATTTTATCATCTTTCTCATCATAAGGATCAATATTTTTATTAAAATGATGTATTTCTTTTATCTTTTTCTTTTCACTTTCTGTAAATTCTTCTTTTTCTGTAACTACTGGGTTGTCTATAATCTCTAATAATTTTCTATATGTTCTCATATTCCAAGTTTATTTAATTTATCTTCTCGTTCAATCTGCTTGACGAAATCTTTTATGTTTATATCTTCATATACTAGATCATCTTTTGTTGCGCTATATCTATTCTTTAGCTTCCAGTATTCTTCTGCGGTGCTCCATACTTCTTCTGGATTTACATATGAATATATTGTATATCCTAATTCTTTTGCTCTCAACATTAATTTTATGGTCGAGTAATCTTTTTCTAAACTCAACATTATATTCCTAATTTTTTTAGTTGTTGTCTTCTATGATCTCTCTTTTTCATTTGAATGAATGATTCATATGTTGGTGCTTCCTTTAAAGTTTCTTTAATTGTTTCTCCCATAGTCATACCGGATTCGTTATAGAATTGATATTTAACATCTCTTTTATTCTTTCCTCCGTTTATTTTCTCGATGCTAATACTATGTGTGCTTATATTCATTGCATACTTTTCTTTTACATCGTCTTTACATATCTTTTTAATTATATCTAAGTATTCTCCGTATAATTTTAATTCTTCATCTGTATATTCCATTTTGTATATATTATTTTTTTAATTGTCCCAGTCGAAACCTAATGAACATATTTCTTTTTTTGCTTCCTCTTCTTCTAAAAGATACAACATATACTCCAAGCCTTCTATTGCGGAGATCTGCGCTTCAATGCGTCCTTTTAGCGATTGGATCGTTTCTCTTATTAGAGGTTTATTTCGTGTTACATAATATCCATCATTAGTTGATAAAAGAGGTAATAGGCGGTTTGCTCTAATATAGTTTGTTAGTTTCATAAATCTTTGTAGGTTAAAAGCACACTTGAACCCTACCTTTTCTTTATTTGATATGAACCATTTAACAATTTTATCTTGTGTTAAGTGTGTTCTGTCATCGGTCTTTTCTTTGAATAGTTTAATCAATACTGGTAGTATTACATCTCTTTCTTCTATCGAAAGTTCTTTTAATAAAGGTTTTTTCATTTTGTTTCATTATTTTTTATACATTATATATTAAGTTAAAAATATCTCTTTTTTCCAGTCCGGTTCTTTATAGTAAAGTATTGATTTCATTAGGATTGTGGTGGGTAAAACCAAATTATATTATATTTATATATCATGATGTTGCATGTTTTTGATTTTATTGATGTTTTTTATTTGGTGGATTAGAAAAGAATCCGTAGATTTGTTCTATAAGTTTAACAATTAAAAAATAAAAGTTATGAAAGAAGTTAAAGTAAAAGTAGTAGTATCAAAAGATCAATTAAAAGAACATCAGATCTATTTAAACAACCTTGTAAGTGATGAAGTATTTATTATGTGTGGTGATCCTCTCCGTCATCAGAAGTATTATATGATGACAGAAACAGATCCTAAAAGAGTTAAATAAATTCATTTTTTTTATTAAAAAAGTTGAACTGGTATGCTTTAAATGCGGTTTTTTTAAAAAAGTCACCCATTACCGCAAAGTAATAACCACCTGCCCCCCTTTCTCTATATAATTCTATATAATCTTACTATCTTAATTCTTTCTTCCATTTATAAAATGTTTTCCTACTTATACCTAATTCTTCTATAATTTGGTCCGATTTGAGTCCTTTTTCTAAAAGAATTTTAATATCATTTTTTATAGAATTCTTAGGTTTTCTATTAACATCTTCAATTATAAAAATAGTTGATGGAACTTCCTTATCTATAGATATATTATAATTAACCCTTTTACTATCTTGTTCCTCAAAATTAGATCCTAAAATAAACTTATCTGTGCCCATTAATTCTTTAACTTTATTATCTACATAACCTTTAAAGGATTTATCACTTATATAAATAGCATCATGAACTGTAAAGTAATTACATTTTGGTTTAATGTTCAAGAATATATTTGCTTCCATATTTTGTAATATACCAGCAAGTTTCTCATCACCACTATTTAATTCATAACTTAAAAGTCTCCAAGTATTAGGATATAATTTAGCAAATAGTTCAAATGTTTTGGTTGATGTATTTTGACCAAAGAATATATTTTGATAACACAATGTTTTAACATGATCTCTATTAGAAAAACTTTTAAAAGTTTGGCATCCTAAGTCTCTATCATAGGTTTTCTCTCCTTCTATACCCATTTCCTTTGCTAAGTCCATTATACTCTCATAGAACTTACCATTTGATGTCATTTCAATATATTTCTCATCAAAGTTATCATAGTTATCCATTAGATATTTACATAATAAAGAAGGTTGAGCATTAGATAAATCCATTTCATAAAAGTATTTACCATCTATTTTAACATATTTTCTTGATGTAGATGTTAAAGAAGAAAATGAATTATACCATCTATTTACTCTCTTACCTTTTTTAATATATCTTCTACCTAAGAAATTAAATATAAGAGAGATTCTCTTTACAAAAATAGATATACTTTCTTTATTCATATACTCATCATAAATTGCTTTATCTACATCTATATCACAATTTAATAAAGTCTTTTTGTAATAACTATCTAATTTAACATCTATACTTTCTTTTATTACTTTATCATCTTCTATTATAGAAATTAAACAATATGAATTAGTTTCTTTAAACTCATAAGTAAATGTTATTCCCTTATCTCTACTAAAACTACCCCTTTGATTAGAAAGTATATTATTACTCTGCCACTCTTCTATAATTATATTATATTCCCAATTTATGCTTTTTAGATGTTTTGAACTATTTATACCTTGTAATATAGAAGAATATAAGTCTAAACAACTTATCCAGTATTTGGATGTGTTTAAAGTAATGTCATTATCAACCTTTAATTTTAAGTGTTGATATAAACTTTGTGGTATTAAATAAATTTTATTTGATGTTTTTAGAAGATCTACTACTTCTGGTGTTAGAAAATTTGAACCAAATAGGTCAAATTCAATGTTTTTTGTTACAATTTTCATATTTATGCCTTATTTTTTATAACCTTATTATTTAACCTTGGAAGGCACCAGCAGTAGCTACTCTGCTGGACCAAGGAAGTTAGATTAAATATCTTTCTTAATACTATATATTATATTTTAAAAGTCCCTTTTTGTTCATTTTTAAATTTGGAGCAAGGGGTCGTAAGAGCCCCGATGCGTTCTCATTCTTCATAAACATCTTTAAACAACATACTATAACCTATAGTTGTTAAATACCATTCGGTATGTTCATCAACCCTTATTCCTATTTCAAATACTTTATCATAATGTCGTATTCTTACATTACAGAACTCATCTCTTATGTTCCAAAGGTTAGTATCTTTATTGCTTTTTTCAAGCGTCTGGATCTTTAAATAGCACTTTCTACATAACTGTCTATTTCTCTTTCCAATTAATTCTGGTTCTTTCTCCTCTAAACATCTACCGCATCGAGTATTACCATTCTCTAAGAACTCACCTTTAAATATCTTTCTACGACTATCTGGGACATCTTTATCTTTTTTATTAAGTGATCCTTCACTTTTCCTTTTAAGTCTCTCTAATCGTCTTATTTCACGATCTTCTTTCATTTTAGCGGTTGGTCCTTCTCCAACTATATTACCATACTTAGTTGTTCTTTTAGGAAAATGTTCTTGAAGTCCCATTCTAATACATGCTAAGTATTTTGCTTGTGAATCATTTCTAAGATCCATTCTTCTCGAAAACATCTTTATCCATTCGATCAACTCTTCTTCGATCCAAGGGTTTTTAGATGTCCTTCTCGCATCTTTTGTCCTTAAATTATCTAATAGACCTCTCTTTAAACCTAAATTATATAGGTTCAAATCCTCTTTTCTTAATTCTGTTACTGATGTATATTTACTTAATCTTTCAATTATATCTTCATTTGTATATCCTTCTCTTGCCATTCTCTATATATAAAAAGTTATTTGTCCCAACGAAGAAACCCAGAACATATGTCCTGGGTCTATCTAACAATTCTCTTGTTAGAGTTGTTTATTTATTTCATCTTGTGCTTCCTCAATAGTTTCATAAATACCAATATACATAATAATTATTCATATAATTTGTTTATATCCTTTTTTATAGACTTCATTCTACTAAGTAACCCTTTAATAAGTTCAAAAAATGATCTATTACCAAGTTTCATACTATTCTCATTTATACTTATAATTTCTATATAAATAAATAATATAGATAATGATTTAGATAATAGAAATCCAATACCTAATAACATACCACCAAAAACAAATTTATCGATCATAAAAGAAAGTATTATTGATATACTATACATAAATGTTTTTGGAACTATATTCCATAATTTACCACTTCTAAAAGACTTTCTACCTTCTAATTTTATAGAAACATATATTCCAGTTATAGTATCTAAAATAGTAAATAGAATAACAGTTAAAATTAAAGCCTTTATAGGCATTAGAAATGTTAAAAATGATGTTAAAAATAATGCTAATGTTTTCATTTCATTTTAATTTTCCTTTTATAACCAATCTGGTTTGTATTACATCCTCAAAATAATCTTCATCATCATAATTATTCTCAGATCTTACATCATTAAACTTTTGTTCATCTTCTTCTGTTAGAAATTGTTTGAACTTATCTAAATTCTTTTTGTATATATTTCTCATCTTACCAATTTAATATATTTATTCCCGGCTCCCCGCAGTTAGCACAATCAGGATCAGAAAAACCACTATCACCTTTTCTTCTATTAGGAGATCCACTTGAAGACCATCCACTGAAGTAAGTAGATCTTTTAGGAACAATTCTATCTATACCAACAGTTTGGAAATACTCAGGATATAATTGAGGATTATTAATTATCTGTTCTCTAATTCTTTGATTGTAGAATTCTGCTATGTGTTTAGCATTATCTCTCAAATACTTTAACTCTGCTAACCCTGTAGTTTGTGCGTTATCTGTGGTTTTACTTAATATAGACTTATTTGTTAATCTATATTGTATTTCAGGTAGTGCATACCATACTGAATGATGTGCTAAACTTGGTTGTATATAATTATTTAATAGTGTTTTATAGTTTATATTAACTGGATTATCAATAACATTATTAGCAACCATATCCATTATAGTTTGTAATAAATTATAACCTATTATTTGTTGAATAGAAGTATCTTGTGCCACTATGATTGATGGTCCAAGTATATCAGCATCAACATTTTTGTCAATAGTTGTGTGTGAAAAAATATAATCTGTATCGATTAACTGAACATAATTACTCATTTGTAGTTGGATTATTTTTTGGTGCTTCTGGTGATGGTTGAGATATAACTATTTTATTAGCATCTTCCTCTGTGTAACCATTTATTATTAACATATTTCTTTTAGCCACATCGGATATAGGAGCACTTAATATAGAAAGAACATCTTGTATAGAAACATCCATTTTTGCAAAATTTAACGAGTATTCAGCAATCTCAATATAATCTGTTATACCGTTTATTCTTGCCAATCTATTGAAACATTTTTCTATAAATCTTTGTTGTGGAACTATATATTGTGTTCTGAATAACTCTAATGAGTTTAACATTGCTGTTTGTGAAGTTTGTAATCCACCATCTAAACCAGTATTTAATCCAAATAAAGCAGGATCATTTACCCTGTGAGCACCTAATATACCTTCAGTGATAATCTCATTAAGATCAATGAATTTGGTATCATTAGAATTAGAATCTAATGGTGAAATTGAAGGAGCACTATCTTTATCTTCTGAGTAAGTAATGAATGCTTTACCACCACCTTTTGGTCCTGCTAATTGTTTTGTTAGTTTTCTATCATTGAAACTCATTTCCTCATCTGTTGGTATTCCTGTTGGGAAATTGATAAAGAAAGAAGGTGCAAAACCATTTTTAATGTTATTTAAGTGAAAGTTTGATATCTCATATTCCATAGAGATCCACCTTGCTCCGGATAAATATTCAGGAGATCCATAGAAGTATCTACCTGCTTGATATTTTTTAACATAAAGGATTTGAGAAGGATTTGATCTATCTATTACTGAGAAACCAGGATATAGAACAGGTTTATTTTTGTTTGGGTTCTTCCAATCTTTACATATCCAATAGTTTTCTATTTGTGGATACTCACTATCAGGTGCTTGTATTCTTAATTGTTGAGGTGATATATAATTTAATTCAGCAATTCTTGTTCTATCTTTACTCCATATAACATTTATGGCAAATGAACCAAATACTTCAAGATCATAAGCAATTCTTGCTAATAACTCTTCAAGATCCATACCGTTTGCACTATTTGCGATGAACGATAATGCTTCATTTGATAAGTGTGTTTTAACAATTCCATTCCCACCTATCATATTAGCCTTTTGGTTAATGATTGCATTGTGTTTAGGAGAACTATCTATTAAACTAATTAAATAGTTAGGCATTAAATTATCTATTCCGAAATTAACCCAGTCATTAGATGCATTTACACTCTCTTTATACTGAGGCACTTCTTTTCCGATATCATTGAATGTGTGCATACTCAATGGAATACCTTTTAAGTCACCATCAAATTCTATATCCTCTATTGTTTTTTTATTATTCATATTCTATTTTGATTTTTATATACATTTATTGGTGTTCCCGAATTATTATAAGTTTCTATATTTGAATGTGTTCCAACTATATTTAATATATCTACATTTACTAAACCATATGCTTTGGATATATCTAATTCACTTACTGGAGTCTCATATACCTCTAATGTATATTGACTGGCAGGTGCATTTATAACCCCATTCATAGGATCACTCGCGGTTGATGAAACTATTAGAAATCTGTTGTAGTATTCAGGATTTGTTGAATAATCGGGAGATAAAAATAAATACTCTTCTTTACTATCTTTATCTATTGCTCTAAATAGAAAATAAGAGTATTTAGGATTAGCACATTGAGGTCCTAAACTTAGAACACTCCAAGTATTGTTATTTAAGTAGTCTATATATAGCATATTTTATTTATTTTTTAATCCCAGCATTCGCAATCCTGTTCTAATTCACCGCACTCTTCGCAAGTTAAAGGTCTTTTCCAAGTTTCTTTATCATCCCAGTGACCCATTGTAGCGGTGTTCTCGCAATATTTACACATTGCTATCATCTTCATTTGTTTTTACTGGTTCTACAACTTCAACCTCGAATAATTCAGGGTATGATTTGTATAAAAATGGATAGAACTCTGGATCTATCTCTCTTACATATATTATAACTCCTGATACAGGTGCTGTAATATATTGGTCTAAACTTTCTTCTTTAATTCTCATATCTTTATATATATTATTTTTATTTTTTCTCTATACCAAAAAACCCCACCGATTGGTAGGGTTTTATAGTTTTTAATTGGTATTACGCGATTACTGAAAGCGCAGCCGCAGATGATACTTGAACGATTGGACTATCTTCTTTCGCTGTGAAAGTTAAAGTAGCACCATTTAAGTCTGTTCCTGCTTTACCTAAAGAGGATTCTAATGCTGAAACTTGTGCTGGTCCGTGGAAGCCCATCATAAAATAGTTTCCATTTTTATCCAAGATTATAACTCTCCATACACCTTGACCTAATGTTTTGATTTGGTTAATCAAAGAAGCAGTCATACCAGTAACAGTGATTGCTAATGTTTGGTTGTATTGGATTGCGTTATTCTCGTTATTGATCTCAGCAGGAGCAGTAAAGGAAGCAGTTTCAATTGTTTGTTGGAATGTATAGAAAGATACAGTAGCACCTGCCATAGCAGTTATTTGTCCTGACCCATCAGCTGTGAAAGTCATAGAAGTATCATTCCAAGATCCAATAAAAACCTTTTGAACACCTGCTTGTGACTTACATCCCAATGAATATCCTGATGTTAATAAACAACTCATAATTTTTATTTTTAATTTTATTTGATTGTGCGGGGTCTTTCAACCCCATTCAATCAATATAGTTTTTATTTATTATTTAAAATAAACGATGTTTTGGAAGTAATATACACCAACACCTACTTTAAATTTCGAGCGAAAATAGACCTGGTCGTAAAGCATTTCATACCAAATGCGGAATTTGCTGAAATCTTCCATAACGTCTGTTCCTAATACTAAGTTGTGAGCATCAGTTAAAACTCTTTTGTTAGTTGAAATTAAACCTCTTGTAGCAACTATTCTTACTGGAAGACCTGGATACATAAATTCCCATCTTTGTGCTCCGTCATCTTCTTGACCTACACCATAGTGGAAGTAGTTTGCAGTTCTTAATGCAGTAACTAATGCGTTGAAATCTGAATAAGATAAGAACAATGTTAAGTCATTCTCAGTTAAGATTTGAGAAGCAGAAGTGTTCAATGCAGAAACCATAGAATCTACGATTGTAATTGCGTTTGCTGGAGTCATTGTAACGTTCGTAGAGAAAGTTCCATTTCCAGATACTACTGAGTTAGTAGCAGAAGTGTAATCTAATAACTCTAATACACCTGTTGCTAATGTTAAATTAGGATCAGTTGAATAGTGGTTAGATGGAGAACCTTTCCAGAATAAATCTTCAATATACGCTTGTAACTTATCTACTTTATCAGCAGCATAGATTTTAGCGAATTGATCTGGTGCTAAAGTTTCTGTATAAGAACCATTTTGCATTAAAGCACCTAACCAGTAGTTTTGAAGATCATCCTCACAGATAGATTCTTCGATTTTAATTTGATTTACAGTCAATGCATTTTGTTGAATAGAAACAGTTCCTTGTGGGTTGATAATACCACAACCACCTGCAGCTGCAACAAAAGATGAAGTAATTTTATTCAACGCTGTTGAATACTTAACGTTAGGAATTATCGTAACGTATTTTTGTGTAGTTCCTCCTAATACGGATTCTTTCACTAAGGATTGGCTCAACTGATCTGTATAAACTGACAACCCTGATAAATTAATACTTGACATATTTTTTTATTTTGTTTTTATTTGGTAGATCTTGTAGCGTTGAAACCATAGCCACTATTACCAATGTTGTATTTTTTCTTAATTTCTCTCAATTCTTCCATATCGGAATTATGTGATGAAAAATTATTAGTTAAAGTTTTACCAACTTTAATGCTTTCTACTGCTGGTGCTTCAGCAATCTCTTGAATTTTACTCATAGCCATTTCTTGTGCAGATGACATACCTTGTAACAACTCTAATATCTCAGCCATTGTGTTCTCTAATGCTGTAACTCTATCCTCAACAGAACTTTCACCTTCAGCTGCTTCCTCAGCAGGTGTATCGGTATCAGTTGCTGGTGATCCAGGTGTAGCAGAATCCATTTTTGCGTCATCCATTGGAGTTTCCTCACCATTATTAGCTTCAGCACCTTCTGCGATTGAACTAACAGCACCATTAGCAACTACTAATGTTCTACCATCTTCCAACTCATAGGTTCCATCTGCTAATGGTGTTTCATTACCATCTGCGTCTTGACCAAAAACATCCGTTCCCACCTCTAAGTTAGAACCGTCAGCATAAGAAATTATAGTTCCATCATTTGCGGTAACTGATTCAAATTTCTTTACTTCTTCTGCTATAACAGTTTCACTAAAAGACATCAACTTCTTCAAAGATTCGCGGATTTTACCCAATGCTTCTTCTTTCTTCATAAGTTTTTTTATTTTTTTATAGAGATTTTAAATTCCCTTCAATGCAATATATAATTTATTATTTTTTTCTCATTTTGCGTGAGAATAGTTATATAACACCAACAGGTCTATAAGAATAGTTACCCTCAACCAAAAACTTATGAACCGCCGCGCCAATAGATGGGTTCTTACCAACATACCAAGAGCCATATTCATTACTTCCTTCTGTTCTACAAGATGCTTCACCTTTAAATACATTTAAAAACTTATCATAAGGCACATCCAAATATGTATATACATCTCCTGAATTAAATTCAACTGTTAGAACATTTGTTTGATCGTCATATTTCATTCTATCTATATTAGAAGAAGACTTTGCTTTTATTTTATATGTTTTGAATTCTTCCATTAAAGTTATTACATCCTCATCTGATAAACTATCCACTAACTCATCAACAGAACTATATTTCATTGGTCTTTTACCCATTATACCTTCAACAGAAAATCCGAACTTACCTAAATCTTTAACTTCATTCTTCCAGAAGTCTTGATCTTCTATCTTAACAGAAACCATCCAAGTCCCAACTGGAACATCAAATCCATACATTCTTGATTTATCATAGTAACTATCTGCTACTAACCAGTTCTCCATAATATAAGCATCAACCATTTTAGTAGAATGATCTACATTAATTCTTCTATTGTTGCCAGATGAATTAAACTTTTGGACCATTTTCTCAATAGTATCTTGTTTAAATATCATATAATACTTATTACCATCATCATCTTTTCTTAATATTTTCATATTAGGGATCATAGCTGGCCCAACTATTATTTGTTTATCTGCTTGCGCTTGGAATTCATAACCTTTTGTAGCACCCTCTGCACTGAACGCAATACCTTTCATCTCAATTGCTGGTTGATCCACTATAGATAGTAATCTAATCCCTGTGTTTTCACTATCATCTACTACTATTTCAAATAATGGATATTCAGCATCGTTATATTTCTTTTTCATATAAATAATTATTTTATGGTTTTAAACTTTGTGTAGCCTTCGCTTGTATTGATGCTACATTTTGTTGTGTTTTTGTTATATCTGTTTCAACAACAACTACTTTTTGAATTGGTGCTTGTTGATTTTTAGTTCCTAATGTAAAGAACTGTGGTGTGCTCATAGAAGTTGTTGATGATCCACTACTTGCTGATGTTGGTGCACTTGGAGTTGATGAAGTATCAGATACATAATTAGTATTAGCAATTGTTGCTAATTGAGCAGCACCTGTAGCAACAGCAACACCAGCAAGAATGAAGTCCAGTGGTGGATCTTGTGTCATCGCAGTTGTAATACCGATCGCTGTGTTCATTATTACTTGTGCTTTAGCATATGCTTGATCTTTTTTAAATTGATCATGCTTTAACTTATCAAGTGCCTTACCAGTTAGTTTAGTATTTGCTAATGTAGTTGCTTCTTGTTGTTGATTTAGAGCTGCGGCTTCTCCAACAAGTCCATTTACTGCTGATAGTCCTGCTGATATAGTAGCCATTGTTTTTTCTTTTATTTTTTTAGCAGTTTCTGTCATCAAATCCTCTTCAAGTTTAGCATATTTTTGTTTAATTTTCAAAATTTCATCCTGATTTTCCCCAGCATTAACTATCTCCATATTTTTTTCAGTTTCAAGCATTTTAATTTTAAAATTTAATATTTCTTCATCACTTGCTTTTCCTTGTTGTTTTAATTTTTCAATTTCATCAATTCTATATTTTTTATATTTATCATCTATCTTTTCTTTTTGTTGCTCAATATCTTCCTTAAAATCAATATTACCTAACTCTTCTTCTTTCTCTTTTTTAATATATTCATCTAATTTAGATATTTTGAAATCAAAACTTTCCTCATATAAGGCTAATTCTTGTTCATAATGTAATTTTTCTTCTTGTAGATCCTCTATCTTTGCTTTCTCTACTTCATCTTTTATTTGTTTATCAAGAGCTTCTCTTTTTGATTGATAATCGTTAGAGATTTTATGAATAGCTATTTCTCTCTCTCTTTGATTCATCTTAGCAAACTCTGTTGAGTTTTTTAATGCAACAACTTCAAAGTTTTGTTCAGTATCTAACTTATTTTTAAATAATTTAATTTCACCCTCTGAAACATATTGATTTGTTAGTAATCCCTTTTCATTATATTCACTTTCAACTGTAAATTGTTCCTCTAATAAACCAGCTTTGAATTCGGCATTAGCGGCTTCATCAGCTTTTAGTTTAGCCTCTCTAACTTTATCTAACTTTCTATATTTATCTTGTATTTTACCAAGATCATCATAGTATTTATCATCCCAGAATTTTTTAGAATTATACTTTTCTTGACTACTTGCTTTACTTTCATCAATTTCCTTTTTCTTAGCAATATTATTAAGAAGTAATGTTTTTTCTTCTCTCTTTTTTTCATCTTCTATGTCTGCTGTTATTCTATTAAGTCTATCTTGTCTAAGTTTTTCATCAGCATTCTTTCTGTCCTCAGCATTCTTTCTGGCAGCATCAGCAGATTTTTTAGCAATCTCAGCCTTTTTATCAGCCGTATCTTTTGCATTTTTAATATCCAAGACGGCTTCTTCATTTGTTAATGATCTCCATTCTGCTTTCAATTCTTTTAATTGCTTAATCTGATCTGCTGTTAATTTACCATTAGCAATTTTTAATTTATTTAAAGCATTTATTTGCCCGGTAACGGCTTGTTGTGTAGCATTTAACTTTTGTTTTTCTAATAAAAATGTATTTTTACCAGCAGCATTTGCTTTGGCAATTTCAGCATCATAAGTTTCAGTTAATTTGTTCTTTCTTGCCTCCCAATTTGATAATGATTGTTCTGCAGCCTTTTCATCAGCAAAATTAGTTAGACCAAGCATATCTGAAAAGTCTTTAAGTGATTGGACCACAACATCTACCGCTTTACCAACGGCATCAAATGCCATTCTAATAGGAATAATCTTATCATAAAACCTAACACATACAGCAATAAGAGTAATTAACACAGCAGGCAATATTAAAACAGGATTTGTTAAAATAGCTTTACCCATTTGAACTATTGATTTAGTTAATTGACCTACACCACTCTCTCCTAATGTTTTCATTGAAGATCCAAGTGATTTAAAATTTAATTTTTTAATAGTTTTTGTTAATCCATCAAATTCTTTTGAAAGAGCACCAGGTAATTGCTTCATACCTTGCAAAGCTATCTTAATTTTATCTAAATCTAAGTTCTGAAAACCCTCAGCTAATAAGTTGGTTGAACCCGTAAGTCGCTCAACTCCAGATCCTGATAAAGTTTTCATTGAGTCACCCAAATCTCCTAACCTTCCCTCTACATGATTTATTGCTTCACCTAATTCAGCAAAATCTGGGGAATTTTTATCAACTTCCTCTTGTGCAAATGTCAATTCTTTCATTGCACTTCTAAGTTCACGAACATTCTTAGCAGCCTTAGCCTGATCAATAATCATTTCAACAGTTTTCTTGTTGTTATTATCAATTGCTTTAGTTAATTTATCAAAATCTTGTGCCCCAGTTTTAGTAGATTTATCTACATTTTGTTGAGCTACCTTTAATTTTTCTAAATTGGTTCTTAACTCACCAACAGTTTTAGCACTCTTCGCCGCATTTATTAATATATCTATTTCAATTTTATTATCTGCCATAATATAGGGTTATTTTCTTTAAGAAAATATAATTTTATTTTTTATTCTCATATAGCAACTATTATTACTATACCATCACCACCTTTACCACCAGGTCCACCAGTTTGTTGATAAGCAGAACCTCCTCCACCACCACCACAACCATAAGAACCATTACCTCCACCACCACCAAGACCGGTTGTAGAGAAAGTAGCACCACCACCAGCACCACCTGTGAATAACATAGGTAAGTTATTTTTTGGATCAGGCAATAATTTAAAACCACCTCCACCAGTAGCTCCTATATTTAATCCTCCTGATACACCATTAAAGAAACCAGAAGCTAATATATTACCACCGTTATAAGCTGTCGATGCTCCATTTTGACCACCACCACCAGCACCACCTGAAATAGGTAATGAAATAGTTATATCACCACCGGCACTTATTTGAGACCCACCATTTGCACCATATTGACCAGGAACAGATTGAATCAATCCTAATGATCCAAAAGCAAAAGATGTATAAGTCCAAGCAGAACCTAATGTTCCACCAGCACCACCAGTAGATGAACCACCTGCGGCACCTCCACCTGCACCGGCATCACCACTTTTAGCAATAATATTATATGATATATTATCAGGTCTTACAGATACAAATGAAACTTCACCAGAAGCACCATTACCATTAGCTGTTCCACCAATACCACCATTACCAACAGTAACATAAAGTTGGTCTGGCAACATATAAGCTGAATATACAGCAGTTGTATAACCAGAGGCAGCTCCACCACCTCCACCAACACCAGTATTTAAGGCACCAGTTCTACCAGCACCTCCACCGCCTCCACCACCAATACAAGTGATATAGATTAATTTACTATTAGGTGGTTTATTCCAAATTTGAGATGAAGTTCCACCTGTTGAATTAGCATAAAAGATTTGTCTATTAAAATCTCCAGTCCATAAATTATTTGCTACTAACATATTTTTATTGTTTTTTTACCACCAGGTTATTATTACTATACCATCACCACCTTGTCCACCATTTCCAGCAAGGTTAGTAGCTCCGGCACCACCACCTCCACCACCACAACCATAAGAACCATCACCACCTTGTCCACCAGTTGCTAATAAAGAAGCTGCTCCACCAGCTCCACCATTGAAAAACATTGAAAACTTTTGAAATGATAAATTATTTACATTTAATGTAGTGAATCCTGAACTACCAGTTAAACCAGAAGCTGTTAAACCACCAGCTACACCATAATTTGACCCAGTTCCGATTATTGAACCACCATTATATGCTGTCGTATTTAAGTTTGTTCCACCTCCACCAGCACCACCAGTAGTTATATAAGTAATTGTTATATCAGCACCATTAGCAGATTGATTACCAAGACCACCTGCTTGACCTGGTGTTGAACCAGCCATCATAAAAGCTGCTAATCCAGAACCATCAAATGCAGTTCCAGCACCACCAGCTGTTCCGAGGTTTGCTCCTGATAAACCACCAGTTGGTGCTGCTAACCCTGATTTTAAAATAATACTAAATGTTCCAGATTGAGTTGGATTAGTGCAAACATAACTTAAACTACCAGCAGAACCATTTGTAGATGATGCTCCACCAATACCACCATCACCACCAAAACCTGGTTGAATATAAAGAATATCAGGAACGAAAGGAGCTGGTATAATACCATATGAATAAGCAGCAGAGCCACCTCCACCACCACCTCTTCTTGTCGCGGTTCCTTGTTGTCCTCCACCACCACCTGCTCCACCACCTAATACGAATAATGAAACAAATTTACAATTACTTGGTTTGTTCCAAGTCTGCCAGTTTCCAGTTGCATAGTAAATCTGGCTATTACTATTATCTAATACGTTAAATACATCTATCATAATCTATATATTAATTTACCACGCTACCACTATAACAATTCCTGGTCCTCCATTACCACCAGCACCACCAGTTATACCAGCACCACCTCCTCCACCTCCGCAACCATAAGATCCGTTTCCACCCGATCCACCCGTAGCAGTTCCAGAAGCGCCACCACCAGCACCACCTGCAAAAAATAGATTAGTTCTTGTAGATATTAAGTTCAACAATCCTGTTAATGGAGCCGACGCCCCATTGCTCGCTGTTCCACTACTGTTTCCTGGCCCAGCAGTCGTTAGATAGTTAGGAGACCAATAGCCTTGCGATTGAACACCACCACCATCAAAACCAGCATTAGAAACGTTCGTTGATCCACCTGATGCACCACCACTTACTATTGAAGTTGGTATTATATCAACACCAGGGGTTGATATAGTTGCAGCAGATCCATTACCACCAGTTCCAGGTGCTGAACCCGTTAGTAACCCATATGATAAAGCACTACCAGTCCATACTGTTCCAGCAGAACCTCCAGCACCACCATTTGTTCCTGATTGACCAGGTGAAGGTGATGTAGCTCCTGATTGTAAAATTAAGTTTATACCAGTAGTATTTGGTTGAACAGAAACATAAGATAATGATCCCGTAGCACCATTGCTTATTCCTGTTCCACCAAGACCAGGTGCCGCAGGTTGAATATAAAGTGTGCTTGGCATTTGGTCAGCTGATGTAAATAAAATACTCCAAGCTGCAGCTGCGCCACCTCCTCCACCTCTTTTAGCTGAACCAAGTGCTGCTGAAACACCAGGTCCACCACCTGATCCAGAACCAAGACAGAATATGTAAAGGTTCTTAACGCCTTCTGGTTTGTTCCACATCTGCCAATCATTATTACCTTTATAATAAAATGTTTGTATGTTTAAGTTAGCATCTGTTATATGATTTAAAAACTGCATATTTATTATTTATTTTGCCCAATAGGGTAAGTCTGGGTTCGTATCAATTACTTCCGAACCATATGGAATGCCTTCTGGTAAAGGTATAACCTCCCCAGTTAAGGAAAGGTTATTTATCACAATACCATTTTCAACTTTTTGATAAAATTGACCGCTATATCCATAGTTAAATTCACATAAAATATATTCCATAATTTATATATTAATATTTTCCTCCTATCGCTATAACATCATAACCAGCCGATACAGCAGTTCCTAATGTGATATAGATTTTATACCCAGGAGGTAAAGCCACGTTGATTGGAACTTCATAAACTGATAATGAAGATGTTTGTGATACAGTTGTAGCCGCTAATGAAATCTCATCCCATAATGTATTATTAGCTGCTGTTGATGTTGTAGAGCCATTATTCAACCAAATTCTTGCAACAGTTGCTACGTTTGTTCCAAGAGGTCTAAATCTTAATTTTTGAACATAACCACCATTGGTTGCATCTGTTGTAAAAACTGAATAAGTTGTTCCAGTTGTTAAATCTGTTGTTGTATTAGCTGTTGTTAGAGTGTTAGACCATTGTATGTCTCCCACTTTTGAAAAGATTGGTGTAGTATTACCTGCCATTTTTATTTATTTATTTTTTATATTAAGAAATTATTTGTTGCCATTACATATACCTGACCGTAGTTTATACCAGTCGATGGTGCTACACTCCAATAAGCATTACCCGAAGCATCCGATGTAAGAACCTTACCTGATGCTTCTCTACCGTCATTGATTATAAGTGCGTAGTTGTTAGAACCACTTGGAACTGAAACTTGAATACCTATTTTAGAACCTGTTCCACTATTAGCATAATTTACAAAATAACCGGCTCTTGTTGTTGATGAAGTAGCATAGTTATTAAGTGCGTATAAAGTATCAACTAACACAGCATTACCTATTGATAATTGAGTTCCTGCTTGTGGTGCATAATTTATACCAACTCCTAATGGATAACCATAATCTATAATATTAGAATTACCAAGAACACCTGTTGATGTAAATTTAGAAATATAATTAGCAGTTCCAGAGCCAGTAAGACCACCACCACTACCAGTAATACCAGCAACTTTTGTATCAACATAGTTTTTATCAACTAATGATCTTGATGTGTAATTTGCTGAATAATCAGCGTTATATTTTAAACCTTGAAACGAACCCGTATAACCAGTCACCAATATATTTGTTGTATATTGGTTCATCAATGAGTAGTCAGAACTTGCTAAGTCCTGAATAGAGTGTTGTATGTTTCTGTTTATATCATCCATTGCTACAACTTGTGATGTAAATGAACCGTTTATTATATTTTGTTTTAATGATCCCGATGTTGTTGTTATAGTGTCCCAAGATGTTAGTTGTATATTACCTGTGTTCGTAAGAACGATTGATGCTACGTCTGCAGTTAATAAACCATTGTTGTTGAAAGCCCATTGGCTATTATTATCATCTAATGAGAATCTAAATGAATTACCCGCATTACCAAAACCAGTTGCTCCCGCAGTATCCAATTGTAATCTTGAAGGTAAATAACCACCATCACCACCAAAAGTTATTTGTTGATTTTTAATTGAACCAGGTCCAGCAGCAATAGTTCCGATCTTATATGAGTTCTGCATATAGATAGAATGTGAGCCACCCCAATTTCCATTTGCTAATGTTTGGTTTAAGTTTCCTGTTGGTGTCGAACTACCACTCGTTCCACTTGAACCTGAACTACCTGAAGTTCCGGAAGACCCACTTGTTCCAGATGATCCATGAGCACCACTTGTTCCTGAACTACCTGAAGTTCCTGTTGTTCCGGATGTCCCTGATGAACCACTTGTTCCAGATGATCCATTAGCACCACTTGTTCCTGAACTACCTGAAGTTCCGGATGTCCCACTTGAACCAGATGTTCCACTCGTTCCGGATGGTGCGAATATGCCAATAAATAATGCTGTGTTATTTGCGAAGTTTGTTGTTCCTGCTCCTGATGAACTAAGGAAAGTAACAGGAAGGGTCCAATAATTATTCGCGCCGATTACCTGAGTTGGAGTTCCGTTTATCTTCCACTTCTGATAATCACCACTATTGTTTCTATCTTGAATGTATATAGGTTGTCCGTTTGTGAGGAATGATAATAGAATATCAATGTCTAAATTATCATCGGTTAAATGAGATATGTTTATCTGCGTAGAACTTACTTGCGTTGCGTTGTTCCATATAATATAACCTGGGTTTGGATTACCCGAAGTAGCACTTGTTTTTCCTTTATATAAATATATTGTTGTTGAATTACCTTGTGATCCAGTTGCACCTTGTGCTCCACTCGTTCCAGATGTTCCTGAACTACCTGAAGTTCCACTTGCTCCTGTTGCTCCAGTTGCACCTTGTGCTCCTGATCCTGTTCCACCACCTCCGTGTGAAAGAACATATGCCTTTGTTACTAATGAATTATTTGTAAATGTGGATGAATAGTCAGCATCATAAGTAATACCTGATCCATTACCAGAATGAACTACAATGTTATTAGGGTCAAAATACATATGTGATTCTGTTGGACCATCAATAGATCTAATTCCTGTTCCGAAATTAACCCCTTGAACATCAACTTCAATAGCATCTTGTCTTGTTCCAAATGTATCTACTAATTCTTTTTGCGGAATATGTGATTCTGTTGTAAATTGGAACTCTTTAATGTCATTACCTATTCTAATGAATGCTCTACCATCAGTTTCAGCAACTCCAATTTCAGAATATGCTAAGTCTGTAACACCCCAAGAACCTGAACCTGATATTGTGAAATCTTCTTGGCTTGGAACACTAAATGTTATTCCAGTATCCGTTAGTGTGTGGTGTGAAACACGAGAGTTCTGTCTAATAATACTCATATGTTATATATTTATTTTTATTTCTTCCCTAATAGTAAGGTGTGTATGGGGATTTAGCAATTGGTAAAGTATTATTATCATACAATAAATCATCTCTTCCAGCACTAGCAATATTTATATTGTTCTGAGCTCCCCAATCTCTTACAGCATCCCTCCCAGATGAAATATAATTTATTATACTATTCTCACTAAACATATTTAATATCTCATCCTTACCAGCAAGAACCCAATTATTAACAAGTATAGTTGGTTGAGCTAATTGTATTCTATTAGGTTCACTAACTCTTTGATTATTACCAATTATAACCACGTTTTCTGGTTTAGGTGATCCCGCAATCGGCATTACTTTATTATTTGAACCGAATATAGTAACGAAACTACCGCCTTGTATAGTGTTATAATCACCAGCAATGAAACTATCACTAACATCATTGTAAGTAGTGTTATAATCACCGTGTGTGAAAGTGCTATTAGAATTAATAGTGTTATGTCCACCATTCGTAATTGTGTTTTGAGCTGCTATCGAGTTCCAATCACCATTAATAAATGAAGGTCCGAAGTTAACATTGTTATCTACTCCATTAACAACATTATTACTATCATATATATTATTATAATTTTTCCATGCTGGTGATGGTTTCCAAGGTGTTAATTTGATTTTAGTAGGTTTTGATGCTGGAACTACTGGTAAAGTTATTGGTTTAGGAACCGTAACGTGTTTAGTTCTGAATAATTCTACCTTACAAGTGACGATATTAGATGGATCGTAGTCTGTAATCTTATTTACTCTGTAATATTGCCCACCATCACCGAAATCTAAAAAGATTGTATCACTAAACCTGAAATCAACTATATCTTCTGGTGTTAAATAGAAAGATGCTGTTAATATTCTACTATCTTTATCAACCATTTCTTCCAATTGTTGTTTCCAATAGGCATAATATAGTGTATTTATAGTTGTATTAGTCTCTTTAAAGGCTGGATATACTTGTCCATAGTTCAAATCTTTTGTTGGGTAGTATGGATCGTCTAAATAACCAGCATATGGATATCCATATTGTTTAATACCAGAGTGTGATGCTGTATATCCTGAGTAATTTATATACCAATTATCACTTGCTGTTAAACCAACCCACTTTTTATAAAGAATTCTCATATTAGAAGTCCCTGTTTTAACTGAATTATTATCTAAAAACTCTATTTTAGGTATAATTATATTACTAACAGTTGCTCCTGCTACTGATGTATCAAGAAAAGTCTTACCAAGTGTCGTGATAGGTGTTGGTGAGAACTGAAGTTCCATTACATTATCACCTACAACAAATTGATTAGGGTTATTAAAAATATATTGACCGAACGATTGGTTATAACTCTTTGTATAGTAATCATTATAATAATCTTTATCATCTTTATACTTTAAGATTATTCTTTTATTCTGTGTATCTCCAATAACAATAGTAGACATCTCATCATTTAAGTCTATCTTTTTACTCCAATCTTTTAATTTACCGTGTGAATAATAATAATCTCTTGTTTCTATATTAAGTGTTCTTGGATTATCTTTATCTGGTTCAACTACAAGGTTAAACATTTTAATAATGGATAATATAAAATCTCTTTTCTTAACTTGTTGAGGTATAATAGTATTCATATCTATTGTTTGATATGGTATAACATTACTATCCGATTGTGAAAATATGAAACTACCTATTTGAATTTCAGCTATTTTAGTCCCAGCATTTATTCTAAATATAGGTGCTGGGTCATTAGACCACCAATGTGGTGCTGGTGCTTGATAAACATAATCATAACCTAAGTATGAATAATTAGTATAATATGGGAATATATGTGTGGCATAACCAGTTCCCAACATTGTGTAGTTGTAAACCACCCATACTTTACTACCAGCTTGTAATACAATCTCATCACTCATAAACTTTTTGTGCCAGTATTGGAACCCATTTAATGGAAGTCCTGATATATCTATTACATCACCTTTAAGTCCGAATACGGTAGCTTGTTTATTTAAAGTCCAACCATTATCTGTTGATGTCTCAGAATATAAATTGGGACTGTCTGTATCAATTCTAAACTCATATCCATCAACTGTCGCATTATATGTTTGTGGATTATTGTGAGCGTATGCTAAGTCGTTTGTAAATATTCTAAAACTTGGTATAGTCCCTGTTGTATAGAACCATAAGTTCTTTACTTGTATATCAAATCCGAAACTTATTTTCTGTGGTTCACCGGTTGTGTTTGTATAATGAAAGTCTGTTGTATTCCATAAATTATTTGGATCACCATTAGGATCGGTTGTTGTATCGTTAAACGGAACCGTTGTAGTTGTTGTTATATTATTAGATTGTATAGTAGCATCTACATATCCCTCATCTTGTCTATCATTTGTATATTGATTCCACTGACTAAACCAATAATCTTTTGGTAAATAAATACTCTTAGCAGTGCTAATAGATGCTCTAAAAATAGATTGATGTAATTGTTTAGTGCTTCTTGTTATTATAGTGTTATTAAATGGTATGATTAAATCATTAAATCCAATCAGTGGTAATGATTCACTTTTCCATTTGAAACCAACACCTTTGAATATATCATCCCATATAACTCTTGCGTAGATAGCTGGGAACATTTGATCTATTTGAACCTCTGCGAATTGGTCTATGACTTTTGTCCCATTAGATAATTTTTTATATGTAGTATTAGTGCCGTTTATATCACTTAGACTCCAATCCCAACCATAGTCAATAAGTGGGTAATAATATCCCCAAGTATAATCTCTATCCGCATATGTGATTCCGCCTCCTGGTATAGCTGATGGTGTTCCCCAAGATGCTCTTATATCATCTATATTCCATTTGTGGTTTATATTACTCAAATCCAAATCTAAATTAGGATTATCATTACCAACCAAGAAGTCTTCATTTAAGAGTGTATAGAAATCATTATTATCAGAGAAAACTACAAGAGTTAAACCATTCTTATGTAAATTCTTATCAATAGTAAATTCAGTTAATTGGAAGTATCCTTCCATAATCATTTGACTATCAACTAATATGTATGCTCTATTTCTTAAATTAGGATCAAAAGAACTATTAGAGTTTAAATCTGTAATGTTATTAAACACCATTCTATTATGTGGTGTCTCTGGTATAACAATACTCTTTGAATATGAACCTTGTGTTGAGGTTATATCTCTGATATCTTGAACGTTAAAGGTAATTGGAACGGTATCAACTCCTGATGTATCAAGTGTCCATCTCGTCCCACCTATGTTTAATATAATTTCTAATCTTGCTTGTGCCATATTATGAGTTTTGTAAGTTTATATCATAAGCCAGTTTATAACTAAGTGAAATTGAGAATTGTTTATCATTTAATCTCGTTCTAACAACATAGTCTGTGTTTGTAATTATGATTGGTATATATATTTTATTTACTTCATCCACTACATAAACTTCTGGTGAAGTGATTATTTCTTTTAACCATTTAGATTCTATATCAGATATAAAATCACTTGATATAGTCCAAGTCTCTTGTGCCTTTTGTGCCAACACCGTATCTTGTCTATCACCAACATTATAATTCCAATCAAGAACTTTTCTAAACTCTGTTTTAGCCGTTGTTAATGAATTAACAGATTTCCAATTAAAGTTAAAGTAATCAAAACCACCACCTCTATTTTGAAATGCTAATCTAATATGATTATTAGGACTACAATCTATATACAACTGATATGTTTTTAACATCTTTGTAATCTGAACATATGATGTGTGATCAATATAAACCAATTCAACAGTCCAATGGTCTGTATTAGAAACATCACCAATATTTATATACCCACCATCGAGTAGATTTTGTAATCCAACAGGTATATCGTATCGGTGCCATTGTCTTCCAGTATCTGTTGATTCATTTTGTCCTATATAATAACCAAATTGTTTAACCGTTGAATTAGTTTCTGTATATAGTGTATATCTCGCATACCACTCACTAACTAAGTATGATGAACCATTTATATATGGATGAACATCATCTATCATAAACGAAAGTATCTCATAATTATTAGAGAGAACTCTTTTATTTGTAAAGTATGGGTAGTTAGTTAGTGGATAACAAGTCATAGAAGCATCTGCCGAACCATTTACTGGGATTAATGAAGTTGATTTGAATACATTGTAATTACTAAACGTTCTACCTATCTCTTCATATTGTCTTGTTCCGTTAAAAGAATAAGATGTTCCACCAGTATCACCAACAGCTCTAGCTAAATTTGTAATTGTTCCGTTTGGTTCTATACCACCTGATTGTGTTGGGTCTAAATCTGGATTATAATCTAAGTCTATTGCTATAAAAGAATATCCACCAAACTCTACAACATCAAGAATTGTATGATCACCACCATAATATCCTTGTATAGCAACTGTTGAGTTGAATTCTAATCTAATATAATCACCATTTTGAAATACTCCAGTAACGTGTGGGTATCCATTTGTATATCCTATTAATGTTTTACCAGCATATGGGGATGCTGATGCCGTTAAACCTGAGAATGTAACACCTGGATTATACTCAAACCCATATGAATAACCCCATCTCGTGATAGATTGACTTGCTGCGATTGATTGAGTAGCAAATGGACCTATATTATAACTAACTTCACTTCTTAATATCTTATTAGGTGTGAATAATCCATTACCATTTGGTCTTGGTGGTATTCTAAAATTACCCAATGAATAAGTAATCCCTGTTCCTTGATCTACATTATATACTTCATATAGATATTTAAAATCAACGGACGAGTTGTCTGAGTAATTACTTTCTATCCACATTGGAGCATTCACTGGTGAATACTTTTCTGGATTGGCTAATATGTTATAAGTTCCCATTTATTTATTTTTGTTTTTTAATGTTAATATCAATTGGTTTTGTATATCTTTAACTATATATTCTCTTAACTTAGATTGAACACTATTCGTATTTAATATCTTTAATGAGTTTTGTATAATGTGATGTGGTTGCCCTTTAATCCCATCTCTGCCTATTTTCTTAGCAATCGCTATTGCCATACCAAGTGGTTTAACAAATCTACCTCTTACATCTCTCGGTTTAATCTTTCTAACACTCATCCATTTTAATATAGCACTTACTGGTGGTGGTTTAGAACCTCTTCTTCTACCAGTATCTAATACACCAATATAACTATTACCAGTCAACATAACCTTCCAATTACTACCACTTGGAACGACTTTATATTTTAAACTTCTTAATAAATCACCAGTAGCAACCTTTTTCTGAATCATAATGTTCTTACGCAACTCATTTAATAGTTGAGCACCAGCTTCATTAGCTACCTGTTTTAATGAACTCCAAGTTTTAACCGC